TCAAGGCGTAAATATGCCTATCAGCCTGAAATACTGTAACATCGCACTGAGTGTCGCACGCGCTTCAGTATCGACCACTGCCCCGCCAGACGGGTTTGCGATAATTGGGCCGCTACGCCAAACGCCGCCGGTATAAATGCTATCACGACCATTGGACCTGTTCCAAAGCCGCATCCCGTCATGGGCAACCAGATAGCGCCAGTCGCCACCTATCCATATCGCAATTTGGCCAGACTTATTGGCCCATAGACCGGTCGCGCCTGAACCGACCAACCAGCATTTGCCAATATCGCTGTCGGTTAAGGCAGGCGCCGTCAATGCGACACCTTCGACTGCCGTATGAAGCAAGGCATCGATGAGAACGAGCGCCTCATTATGGGTGATTTCTTTTTGCGCCTGCGTCACGGCGAGCAGCGGCAAGTTGTGACGGCCTGTTTCCAAAACGGGCATATGTCCTCCTAATGACAAGGTGATGATGTGGAATTTATGCGAGGCCGAACAAAAGCGGCGTGGATTGTGTAAATCGGCCTATCTGCTGGACACTGAAACCTAGTTCGCTGCCTGACGTTATCCCGAGACCGACCTGTTCGTCGGCCGAAATATGCATCGCGTTCTCGAATACCGTCCAATCGCGCAAGATGTTGTCGTCAGCCAACAACCGGACATGATAGGCCTCGCGATCTTCGACCATGAGCTGATCAACCCCATCAACCCACCCAAGGTCTAAGCGCGAACGTCGGACCCAATTGATCTGAATATCTCCATTTGGCTGGCGCCGTGCGCGACCATGGACAGGTGCCAAAGGTGTTATCGCCCGTCCATTGGCCATAGCCGTCGCAACAACCGGGTTGATGTCGCCAAGACCTTGCGCCTCAACCGTTACCGTCTGGCCAATGTGATAGTCTGTTGCCGCAATTATCCGTGTGGAGGCAGGATCCATCCAAACGATCCGGGAGCCAGCGGCATGCGCCGGCGCCGACAGTTGATCCGAAAAACAAGAGCGCGCGAAACGGGACAGGCGATATCGTTTGGCGCCCAACGCAGCCACCCGGCCAACGCGGATAAATTCACCGTCCACATGAAAAACCGGAGCGTCCGATGCCAGAGGGTGCATGTCACGATTGGCAAGCAGCATCGATCCATTGAGCAATTCGATCTCGAGCGATGATTTTTCGTCGATCAATAATCCGTTATGAGACCCAAGCGCGTTCTGCGTTATCCCGATCACAGCCTGTGGCGCAGTTCCGCCAATATCGATCAGCTGGCCCTCATTTTGGATTGCAAGAGCGGCACGCTTCCAGCCCGCCTCCGTCCCCCCGGCAAATACCGCCAAAACAGCTTGGTTTGTATCGCGCTCGGCAATCAGCGGGCAGTCAATAATGGCAATGCGGGTCTGCCCAATGGATTGATCTGCCGACGGAATGTGGCGGCCCGGGGTAGCTATCATTTGGTCAAGCGGTAACGACCCAGCCGCCAATCGTGCTTTAATGTGTGCGGTGCCAAATCCATGTTCGATTTCGTCGATTTGCCATTTTTTCCCATCGGCGGAGAGGAAACAATCGCCCGGCTGCAGCAATTCAGCCGAGGTTACGACCGTTGCACTGAGCGTGCTCCGCGCGTAGCGCGCATGACCCGCTTTCAACTCGACCAAGCGCTTGGCCGAGGATGCACTGAGGACGGCAGGCAACTCCAACCGGGCCTCGCCACGTCCGCCAGATTTGCCGTTGCTGTGTTGAACGCCAGCCTGATAATCACGATCCGGATCATAATAACGCAGCGAGACCGTGCCGGGAATTTGCCCGGCGGGTGCTATCCGGTGACTAAGCGGATCCAGCTTGCGCCGATCTTCTTCGACAGCGACGACAATTTGCGTTGGTTGGTCAGGGTTCGCGCCAACGTCGCGGACGACAAGGTTGCCGTTCCGCGTAATGAGCTCCACTGGAAAGGCATCCAATATCGGCGCAATCGCCTCTCTCATATTCACCCCGCCCGCGGCAAAACCAACGATGGAGTGCGTGCTTTCCGCCAAGAGGTCGCCATCCGACAGCGAATGAAACAATGCCGATAGCGACAATTGCCCGTCGCGTTCGAAAACCTCAAAGGTGAACGATGGAATGCGGTTGCCAAAATCCGCCAGCTGCAAATCTTCAAACACGACATAGGCCATGTCGCGATGTGCGGGGCATTGGCCAACAGCTTCAGCAGATGCCAGCAACGGGTCCGGCTGCTGATCACTGTGCCCCGAATAGAAACGCAATTGGGTGTCGATTTTTAATGCGCCGTCAGACCCGCGGACCAAATTGCCATCCGCCCATATTCTGCCCAATCGGGCTACTGGCCGGCTTGACAGCGCGACCGCTAGGCTGACCCGATAGGCATAGTTGACCGTCGAAGCGCGCCCCTTACCTCCGCCGCTTTTTGCGCGATCTTCGATCAGGTCGGTCGCCCAAATCACCGTTCCTGCAACACGCATCGCTCCAAATATAGCGGGAATTTGCGTGCCGTAGCTCGATGTTTGGACGGCCAACTCCTTCAGTCGGCTTCCTTCACGCGCGGCAGGCGCGAATAATGCGCCGTCGATTTGTTGTCCCAGCGCAGCGCCAATCGCGCCGCCGATCGGCCCGCCAATGGCAGAACCAACAGCCGTTAAAACAAGCGTTGCCATGTCAGTCTCCGATAAGGCGCCATTGCGCGATTGTTGGCCACGGCAGCGGCAAGGGCGTTGCGACCACGCGGCCTAAGCCCAAATGTGCATGGACCGCACCCTTGGGCGTCATAACGGCAAGGTGAATTTGCCGGACGCCCGGTTCCAGCAAGGCAATGTCCCCAGCAACCACTGAACCGTCCGAAACCCGCGAGAAATGCCGCGCATCAAAATATGCGCAGGCGCGCTCGATGTGTTGACCACGCAGCCGATAGTCGGTGGGCACAGCAGCGTCTTTGCCCACAGCAGAAAGGCACAGTCCGGCCAAACCAACACAATCGAGCCCTGCGTCTGCCGAACGCCCATGCAGTAAAAACGGAACGCCAATTAAATCGAGCGCGGTTTGCGCAACCTTGCCTTGCTGGCCCGTGACGGCCGGCGCGATCCTAATTTGCACCGGGATATCGCGTCAGTAAATCATTGCCCGGCAGATAGGGCTCTCCACGGAAATTGATGCCGTTGCCAAACCGCGTTGCGCAGGTTGTCATCAGCTTGTCGCAACCTTCGATCACCTGTATCTTGTCGCCCGCATGTACCGGCGCCTGTGGCATCGTCTGCAGTTCCATCGCCGCCGCGCCATTGTCGACGACGCTGAATTCCAGCCCCGCATTTGGACCCGTCAGCCAACGCACGCTTCCATATGCCAATTGGCCAGGGGTAAATGGCACACCGCCGTTCACCGAAATCACATAGCCCTGGACATGCGATATGGTCGCCAAATGACGAAAGCGTTCGCGGCTTAGCCCGCAGGCTGCATCGCAAAATTGCGCGCGGCACGACGGCGCGGTTTGGAACGCCACGGCTTTATCAAGACGCGATTGGATGCCCAATAGTTCGGCGGCAAATGCATCATCCGCAAAGGAAACCGCACCCAGTTCGCCAGACGCCAACACGCGCTTTCCACGTGCGGGCGCTGACCAGTCAAAAAGAAATATCTCCAAATATGCACCGTCCCATCGGCCGGCCATCAGATCATCCTGCCGGATCAAGTCCGACGTCAGCGCGCCGGAGACATCCAGTCCGTCATTCTCCAACCCAACGCTTTGCACGACCGCCGTGGGCTGCATCCCGGGGCTGGATCTCAGCAAAATGCCATCATGCAGCACGTCGGCATCATGCGAGGTAAAACCCACGGTAACGCCATCGGTCCGTTCCAGCCGCCAGCCATAAGCGACCGTGATAAGCGGCCCATCCATCCACGCGTCCATCAGGTGGCTTCCCGGATTTCAACCAATGCTATCGTCGGCATATCGCCCGCGCCAAAGGTTGCCCGCGCAAAATCCAGCCGGTCCGATGCGAAGCGGACAGGCACATCAAAACGGAAGCCCGCGGTGATAATGGCACCCATAACAGGCGCAGTTTGAAATTCGATTATTCCGCCAGCATTCAGCGACCAGCCTGTTGCCGCCACGTTGTTCACCGCAACCGTCACAGAATTCGGCACGGGCCGGGTGATGCGCCTTACTTGACCGTCGGAACCATAGGTTTTGATGAGCGGAAATGCCGTGCGCACGGCGTCACCTGTCCCCAAGATTTGATCCAACTTGTCGGGCGCACCGGTCATCACATGCGAACTGTTGTCGAACGGATCGGTAAAGCGAAATCCGACCGCTGGCCCGTGCCGCGCCCGAAAGAACGCAAGCAATATGCCAAGATCATTTTCGGACCGAACACCCGGACTAACATCATAACTGAGGCGCGCATTTTCCCAGCTGCTGTTGCGGCGCTCATGCCCCGATAGGGTGGTGACAATATTGGTCGAGAACTCCGTCGTCACTTCCGCCTCGCGGCCAATGTCCAGCGGGAAAAGCACGTAATCAAATTCCTGCACAGCCGCATCCTCCTGTCCAATTTCGAAATAGGTAAATCCGTCACGGGCGACCTGCGGCAGCGCCCAGATAAAGGTATCCGCTGTTCCCCTTGCCCGGCTTGCGCGCGCGGCGATCTCAATGTCCCTCCACTGCGCCTTGTCTTCGGGGCGCAGAACGAAGCCGCTAAAATAATGCTGCGCGTCAACGGGATAGCCAAGCCGCTGAGCCATCAGCGGAACCGCCCGCCGCGTGGCGCCGTGGTTGCCGGATGTGACCCAGTCATAATCTTCCAGCTGAAGCACATCGAACGCGGGCGCGGACCATGCCAATGGAACATTGGCACGCAAAGCTTCGGGGGCGGACGGATCAAGAACCGTTGGCAGATAGACCAACAATAATGTCTCTATGCCAGCCGATCCTGCCTCATCCGTTGCAGCCGCGCAGATGGACGCAGTGGACGCCGCGAGCATCGCACCTGCCCGGTCCAGCATGGCCTTTTGCGCAGCCGACTTTGGACCCTTTATGTCCGATATGCTGACCGACAATGTCCCGAATGCCGCAGTCGCAGCCGCATCATACAGGCAGATGCGGCCGTCGGGCATGATCCACCACCATGGCTCACCAACCTGAAACTTCACCGGCAGTCCGGCTTCTTTCAAGATGAAGACAAAGGCCCGCGCCACCGCCTTGAGATAGTTCATCGCCCCAATATGCGCAGGCGACAGCAACGTGGATGGCGGGACCCATCCAGTTAGTGCGCGGTCACCATTTTCGGCCCGTTGTTTCCAATCATTCCAGCAATGCGAGTCGAACAATTCATAACTGAGCGAGAAAATCAGATCGAAGCCCATCAACTTTGCCTGTGCCGCAAAATTTCGGTGCCACGCCCGGCAGGGCGCGTTGAGCGCACCACCCGCCAAGCTGACATAATGTCCATTACCTGATGGCTCGAGCCGGAAATAATGGCTCATCCCGACATAATGGTTGATCGTTTGCCGGTAACCAAGGGCATGGATTTGGCGCACCAGCCGCGCAGGGGTCTGGTTATAGGCATCGTCATATCCGGTTGCCATTTTCAGGTCATGCTCGGGTATCATGACATCGCCGGTGTCCAGCATGACGCCAGCCCCGTCGCATCTAATCCCCGTCAGTTCCACCCACGCTTCAACAGGCGCAGGCAAATTGCCCGGAAAGCCGGTATATCCCGGCGGGATCAGCGATATGAAAATCTGGTCAATGTCGCCTGCAAAGACGGGGTCTGCCTCTTGTGGTAAAAGAAACCCGCCCTGAAGGTTGCTGAAGTCCAGCACGATTTCGGCATCTTCCGGCGTGCCAACGGCGTAATTCCAAAGACGGATGTACCAGCTTTTGGCCACGCCCGTCGCATCGCGACCGTTGATGGTGAGCGTTGGGCCGTTGACGGCATCAAGCGGCATGATACCCGCCGACCGCCACCGGAATTTCATCGTCAACCGGCGATAATCGCGGTTGGTTTCATAGGCCAATAAGGGGTGATCCCAATGATCGGCGCTGTCCCAGATCAAGCCCGCCAAATCATCGCTGCGGTAAAATATGGCGTCCGCACGCAGGGATTCCGGTCCCGTCGTGACCACCGATGCCATCATCGGGCGCGGGAAATTGACCGTCCAGAAACGCGGGTCAAAGCGCATGACAGGGACAGATTTCTGCTGCCGTCGCTGGTCGCAAAGCCAATATGCCATGGTTCAATTCCGCGCCAATGCTTGCCGGACCGCGCGCGCCACATGCCGCGAAGATCGCTCAAGTGCCGCAGGCGCGCTGCCCTTGCCTGAATCCGACACGTTGATGGTAAGCCGCAGTTGCGTTGGCGCACCCGTAGCCCCACCCGTTTCAATACGCCCGCTGGTCGTTGGGACGAACAGCTCTGGCCCCCGCTCACCCACGCGGTACGCCCTGCCTGGCGACACAGGACCGCCCGTCGCACGTCCCGGTGCGCCAAGTGCAGCACCCAAAAACGTACCCAATGACGCAAGAAGACCCCCCCCGCCAGACGCACCGCCGCTTATGTTATTGAGCCCGGCTTTAATCGCGGAACTAGCGATCTCCGAAAGCACGGACAGTGCAACCCGGCGCAAATCTTCAAAGCCGAACTTCCCGCGCTGGATGGCACCAGTTAGGCCGCGTTCCAATGCGGAGCCCGCGCGTTCAAGCCCATCGGCAAAAGGGCCGTCAAGTTCAGCACGCATCGTCGCGACGTCGCTTGCAAAGGCGCGGGTATCGGCACGGACCGATACGACCAGCCTGTCGATTTCTTCGTCCATCATTGGTCTCCTGCCGCTCCATCTGGAAACTGCGACATCAGTTTTTGAATCTCGTTCGGGTCGGGCGGGGCCGCGTCTTGGCGGTCGGCACCCTGCAAAATGGCGAGCAGCTCCGCAGGGGTCGCATTCCAGAATTCGTCCGGACGCCAGCCCAATTGCAGCGCGCAGACCGCGCTTAACCGCAATGCGGTTGCACCAAATGTCATCGTCCGCTTAAAATCTGCCCGAGCAGAATTTTGAGCGCTGGCGTCATCGCCGCAAGACCCTCTTGCGTCAGGCGCTCGCTAAACTCGGCGCGCGTTACGCCGGCATCGGTGTCGGTTCGGCAATGCCAAAACAGACTGACCATTTCCGACAGCTTCAGTCCCCCCGCAGCCGCACGTTCGACCAAGGCGAAGAGCGGCCCAAGTTCGTCTTCACAGGCCACCAAAGCCGCAAAGGTGGGCCGCAGCAATATATGCCCGCCTTCAACGGCAACCATCGCCTCACCGCGCAGGGCATTGGCTGGCCGGTTCATAAGGATGTCACCTGACCACTGCTTTCAAGCGCCAGCGTATAGGATCGCTCGCCATTGAAATCGCCGGCATAGTCCAGCCGCGCGACAAGGAATTTGCCGCGCAACCGGTCACCGCTTTCAAAGCTCAATTCATAATCGTCGAGCAGGCCGGACAGTGCGTTATTCTTGATCCGCGTCTCTGCGGTCGATCCGGTAAACACGCCAGCGCCGGATACCGAGACCGAACGCACGCCCGCGCCCGAAAGCAGTTCACGCCAAGCGCCGCTGCCTTTATGGGTGATGACAACCGGATCGCCATTGATTGACAGTTGCGTGGTGCGTAGCCCCGCAACCGTTGCGTAAACAGGCGTCGATGTGCCGTCGCCAACCTTCAACAGGAAGGCACTTCCTTTTTCTGCAGGCATAAGCCTTTTCCTTTCGAAAATGCCCCGCCAACCGGCGAGGAGATATATGATTATGCGCCGTTCGCAGGCGTCAGATCGCGAGCAACCGCACGCGGTACTCGACCAGCCCGGCCCATGGCCCGGCCGGGTCGCGCACGACCATCGAACGCAGGAACATAAGGCTCGCGATGCGCCAATCCGGAAGGTCGCGGGGTATGGCCAGAACGGCGTCCTCGACATGCGACATCAGATTCGACAAGCGGGTGGTGGACTCACCATCATCCCACACCGTCAACGCCAGCCGGATTTCGCGGCCCGCAATGGTCTTCGTGCTCCAATCGCTGGCGATCCCGTCGTTGATGGCGACATAAGGAAATGCAGCACGCGGCGGCGGACCGTCATAAACGCCCGTCAGCGCATTCGCCAAAACAGGGTGCGCTGTCAGTGCAGCCACGGCGGCCGCCTGAAGCGTGTGCATGGCGCTGTTCATCGTCCAAAATTCCTTAATTGGGGGTCATCGAGCATGCGTCGCCGCAGGTTTTTGCCGACAAGACAGATGCCATCGCCGCTGCGCTCCACATTGACGCCGGCGGGGCGGGGCGCGCGCATCAGTCGTTCGGAAATGTCGTCTGCGCGGCGTTCCGCCAATGCAGCGGCCTTTGCTGTGATCCGGTCGGTATTCACCGGACCTCCTCACAGGTGAGGCGCATCTGTGCTGGCGTGACGGGATCGCTCAACACCGCGCGCACTGCGAGATATTTGCCGCGCCATGCCAAGCGCGTGGAAAGGCCCACGCCTTCACGCTTGCGCATGGTCACTTGCCAGCGCGGCAAGGCCGACAAAGCATCCGCACGGCTTACATCACCGGGCATCAAGGGCGACACCGCAACCCATGCCTGCCCGTCATAGCGATATTTACCCGATGCCCCCGCCAGACTGTCACGGTCGCCAAGACGGGTTTCGATATCCACGCGTTCACGCAGATTGCCTGCAAATTCGCCGCTCATGCAACGCGTATCCGGCGCCAGGGTTGCAGCAACGCCAACGCAGCCGCTGGCGGGCCAGCGTCGCTGGCGCTGTCGCGATTATTATAAAAATAACCCGCGAGCCGCAGCAGGCCAAGCCGAAGGGACTCCGGCAAGCTTGCCCAATCGGTCGCCAATCCGGCGATCATAGATATCTCCACACGCCCGGCACTTCCGGGTTGAAGCACGCGGAAATAAGCTTCGCCCTGTGATGAGAGTTTCAGCTCCCAAGCCGAGCTGGCAAGCGCAAAACTTGCCCCGTCGGCTGGAATGCCCGTCACATTGGTGATCGCATGGACAGGCAGCGTCTGCAAAACCTGCCATCCGCTGCCCGCGGTGACAATTTCGGTTCCCGCGCGGCGCAAAAGGGCCTGGCGGGTAAACTGTTCCGCGTGACCAATCGCCGCGAGGATCGCCGCCGCCAACGCACTGTCGTCCATGTCCGCATCGACACGCAAATAGGCTCGCACCTCGTCCAGCATTACGCTGTCGAGGCCGAGCGGTTCCATGCTCAGCATATCAATTTCCTTTTTAGATAATCCGGCAGCCCATGGCCGTAAGTCCGGCCTTTAATGTGACTGCTGAACCCGCGATTTCGGACCGGAACAGCAATTGAACTTGCCCTGCCGTCGCACCCACCGACACAATGAAATTGGCCCTGATCGGGATATTTGTGGCGCCAGCGCGCACACCCGTTGTGGCCCCTGTCGTTGTGCCGTCTGCAATTTGTTCGGTACCGGTAAGCATTGTTGCATTTGACGGATGAACCGCCATGCCAGCCACGGTCCCGGACGGGATATCGAGGGCAACCGCAATGCCTGTTGTCGCTATCGCCGACTGAAAGGCCCCGATAAGTTCAACAAGGTACATGGTGTTGGCCGCAGCGGCAAAAGACAGACCCGTCGCAGCGGCAGATGTGACAGTATTATTGGCAACGTCGGCCGCAAGCTTGATCCACGTCCATGGATCGCCACCGCCTTCACCCTGCTTCGCGGCGGGTTGATGCGTGCTTGCGCTTGTTCCGACGGTCAGCCGCGCCTCGTCGGTGATCAGATAGACTTCACCCACGCGCAACGCGTTGGCAGCAGCTGCGGCAGTGATTTGCGCCCGCGTTCCCCGTTTATGGGAAAGGCTGGGCATCAGAATGTTCCACAGTCCACGTCGCCCACCGCCAGCGTGACAAAGGCGTTGGCCGCATCTTTGGTCCACACCATGGAGTTATTCAATCTTATAACTCCATCGGTTCCATTTGTTCCCCAAATATAACCAGATGTGCCACCTGCGACCACCGCCGCTTTTTCATCAAGGTCTGACGCAGGGATGTTCAACGCCGCTTTGAACGCGTTGACCGTAATCTTCGCTTCTTTCTGGCCTACTGCAGATGCGTCATGCAAGATGAGGAAATCCGCTGCGCCATCGACTGATGCGACGGTCGCAAGGTCGTCAATCGCCGGAACCACGGGCAGCCGCGCCGTCGCACCCGTGGCGATGTGCAATGTGCCTCGATCAGTCGTAAAATGCGCCTCACCCGCCAACATCGATGCTGTCGGCAAATTGGCTTTCAAGCCACGCTTTATTTGAATTCTTGGCATATATGATCCTTAATTAAATGTGCCGCCGTCGATGATATCGGCCACAGGGCCGGTTGGCCCAGTTGGTCCCGGCGGCCCGATGATGGTGGGAACCGACCCGATGGATGACGCCGATACGGTCGGTGCAAGCGTGCCATCCGGCCCGCGCCAGCGCGCCAATATGGTTGGCGGCGGCTGTCGCCATTGCAAAAGCATCGTCATGCTGTGACGCTTTCGCGCAACGTGATGCTGATGCTTTCGGTGATGATAACCCCGCCGCCGACCGCAATCCGCGCATCCGCCAGATAATGTCCCGCCGGCAACAGCGCGCTTTGCGCTGCCCCCACCGTCAGGTTCCATCCGGGCGGCACGTCACCCGATGCTGTCCGCGGTATAATGTTAAAGGCAGCAGCCACAGGCGCGGCGGCGCTCACGCTTGTCCGGCCAGGGGCCACTGCCTTCATCGCCGCGCTGATCGCCGTGACGGAAAGGGGGTCACCCGTCACAGCATCAAGCGCGAGCGAAATGGTTTCGCCGCGTTGAAAAACAAATATGGTCATGTCGTTCTCCGAAGGGATCTCCCCACCCATAGGCGGGGAGATTTTCGCGCAATCAGGAAATGGCGAACCTCATCACTTTGATCGCTTCCGAATTGATCAGCGCGCCGCCCAGACGCTTGGTTGCGTAGAAATGGACATAAGGCTTGTTCGAATATGGATCGCGCAGGATGTTGGTTTCGGTGCGCTCGGCAATCAGATAGCCCGCCTTGAAATTGCCAAAGGCAATCGACAGGCTGTTGGCCGCGATATCGGGCATATCTTCGGCTTCGACCACGGGATATCCCAACAGGGTATCGGGCTGCCCCGCGCTTAGGCCCGCCTGCCAAATGAACGCACCATCGGTGGTCTTAAACCTGCGGATCGCCGAAAGCGTAGATGCATTCATGACCCATGTTGCACCCTGACGATAAGGCGCGCGCAAGGCGTGGACCAATTCGACCAGCTTATCCTGCGGGTTTGAAGTGGCAAAGGCGCCCGCTACACCCGATGCAATATGTTGAAGCGTGCCAAATGGACGCGTGGCATCGCCAGTCACCGCGGTTGGCGCGGTCAAAAAGCCCTTGGGCTTATTGCTGCCATTGCCATTCACAAATGCCGCGCCTTCTGCCTTTGCAAATTCGGTTGCGATTTCGCCTGCGAGCCAGCTTTCCACATCAAACGCCGCGTCATCAAGCATCGCCTGCGTCGCGGCTGGATTGGCATAAAGCTCGCCAAAGCTTGGGACGATTTCGTTGAATGTCGGCGTCGCGGTTTCGGGGCGTGTTGCGGTTTCCGAAGCCCAGCCCGACGTCACACCATTTTGCGTCACAAGCTTGCGATAACCAGACGATCCGACGCGGACGACATTGGCAATCGCACGGATAGGCGAGATCCCCTTCAACGTTGAATCGATGATTTCATCAATTTCGCGCGGGACGGCAAATCCGCCATCGGCGGCAACGACGCCCGAAAAGCTTTTCAGCTCCACTTCGGAGCCGAGGCGCAAATAGCCGTCAACAAAGGCCGATTTTGCCGGGTCGGCCGCAGTCGCCCCCGACAAAACGGGCCGGGTCACAGCGGCGGCAGCCACCGCCCCTTCAAAAACCGCGTCAAGCGCGTCAGCTTTGGTTTCATAATCCATATCATTCTCCTTGGGTGATGGATGTTGTGCCCGCCGCTGCGGCCTCGACGGCCAACACGCGGGCGAGCGGTTGCATGGGATGCGTGACGACGCTGACCTCAATGAGATCAAGGTCCGTCAGCTCCCGGTAATCCTGTTTTTTCATGGCCCGGACGCGATAGCCAAAGGACAGGCCCGTGCCGGCCTGCACCGGCGTTTCTTCGTCGTCCAACCGGGCAATGACGCGCAATCCGCGCGCGTCCTCGCTCAGGCTTTCGACATAGCCAATGCGCCGGTTGCGATCATGCTGCCACAGCAATGGAACGCCCGCTTTGGCCGCACGGGCAAAGGCACCCTTGCGCACAATATCGCCGCCCTTGTCGGGTGCATCAAAGATGGCGGCATAGCCAGCCAGCCTCACTGGCTAACCAGCCCCAACAGGCCAAGCTTTACAGCCAGCCCGATGAGCAACAGCGCCAGCACCATGCGCACGACCCAGCCAATCGCCGCCTTGCGCGCCGACCGCTTGGCATCGCGCCAGGCGGACAAAAGCTCACGCAGCTCACTCATATCCTTTGCGGCGCTGGCATCATCCAAACCCAAACGGGCAAGCGCACGCCGGGCACCAGTTTCGGAGGCCTGCTCCAGCAGACCTTGAAGGTTATTTTCGACCATGTTCACTCCATTTTGAAAGCGGTGGCTTAAGCGGGCTAAGGTGCCTCTGACTGCAGGGGAGCGAGCCCCACCGCGGTCCTTTTCTCCTCGGCGGTCAAAAAGTCCGCCGCGCCGACTTGCGCCCATAATCGCTCGCGATCCTCGGCCAATGCCGGGATGGCATCAAGATCAATGTCCAGCTGAAGACCGGCAAAATAGGGGGCAAGGCCTTCGCCAATTGCGGCGAGCATTTTGCGCGCCAAGGGAATGATGCTCTGGTTCCACAGCGCGCGGTTGGCTTCGCGGTAATTGGCGTAGGTCGCATCCCCGGGCAGCCCAAGCAGCACGGGCGGGACGCCGAAGGCGAGCGAAATTTCGCGCGCAGCCGCCTCCTTCAATCCGGCAAAATCCATTTCTGCGGGCGTCAGCGCCATCGCCTGCCATTTCAAGCCGCCCTCCAGCAACATGGGCCGTCCGGCATTGCCTGCGCCTTGAAAGCTGGCGGCGAGTTCTTCTTTCAACCGCGTATATTGTTCGCCGCTTAATGTGCCGCTTTCGCCCATTTCATAGACCAAAGCGCCCGATGGCCGCGCCGCATTATCCAGCAACGCCTTGTTCCAGCGCGTCGCCGCATTGTGCGTCGCCACCGCGCCCGATGCTGCGCCCAGGCAGCCAAGGCCATAATGGTCATCGAGCGGGTGAATGGACCGGATGTGGATGACGCTGTCCGCGGGCAATCGGCTCGCAACATCGCCGGCCTTATAGACATAGGCCACGGGCCAGCCGCGCACATCGGCCTCAACCGTCATCCGTTCGGGGCGCAGCGCGAACAATTCGGCTGGCCGCCCGTCCATGCCCGACAATATTTCAATATAGGCATTGCCATGCAGCAACAAATGCGTCGCCACTGTTTCAATCAACGCCTGCCCGGCCGACGTTGCCTGCACCAGCCGCAATGCTTGCGCATCGGTCGATGTCAGCGGCGCGGACGCCAGCCCTTCGGCAATTAAGCGAACCGCACGCTGGGCGATGGCATTTGAAAGATAGCCCTCGCGCATCTGCGCCTCATAATTTCGCGGCCAATCGCCAAGGCTTGGCACGCCATAGGCGCGGATGCCCGATAGACGATCCTGCTGCACACGCGTTTTTGCCGGACGCAGCAAGCCACGCCCGGTTGATTTCCAACCGAAGATATTCATGTGTTTCAGTCCTTTAAATTACAGCAGCCGAACCCGCGGCGTTCTTTCGGCTTTGCCGAGCATCAGTTCGGTCAAAGCCCACACCAGCGCGTCGGCGCGGTCGGGGGATCGGCCGGGGCCTTCATATCCGCCGCCCGAAACCAGCCCGCACATCTGGTCTTCCATTTCGGGAAAGGCAGTTGTGTGAAACACGCGGCGCGCTTCGTATAATGCGGCGATGGGTTCGGCACGCACTGACTTGCGTTGGCTGGCGTGCACCCGCTTGATCGGCATCGCAAGGTCGGCCGCGCGTAAGACGGTTTCCACCATATTGCCGCCCTGATTGTCTTCGGCGACCACGCGGTCCGCCTGCCACAGGTCGACGGCGGCGGCCACGGCGCGGGCCCAGCGTTCGGGCGATGCGCCCGCTATGCTATGGTCCGCAAGCACATAGGCTTTCTTGTCTTCGCCAATGCCAACCGCGACAATGCCGCAGGCATCGCCATTTTCCGACACGGGCGGATCAACCCCGATGACGATACGTTTCAAATCAGGCGCATAAGACACACGTTGCCGTTCAATCAGGTCGCGGGACCATAATGCCCCCGCCGCATCTTCGATCAGCTCACCATCCAGTTCCTGCCTGCCCCAGCGCGTGCCGGCATAAGCCGCGCGCACGGACGCCAGATATTCTGGCGGCAGGTGCATATCATTATCCGCCGTCCGGCCGCGCGTTATGGCAACGCCCTTTTCCAGCACCAGCCGCCGAAGCAACGGCACAGGACGCGGCGTCGTGGTCGCCATGATCCGGGGATGTTGCCCAAGCCGCAACCCAAGCATCAGATTGTCCCACGCCTTGATCCCGTTGGGCCATTTCGCAATTTCATCGGCCCACGCAAAATCATGCTGCGGCCCGCGCAGGCTTTCGGGCTCTGCTGCCGAAAACAAGGTGGCGGTCGCCCCATTGCGCCATGTCAAACGGCGCAGGCTTGGTTCCCATTCGGGGCGCTCGGCAAAGGGCAGCGCCAATAGGCCGCTTTCACCCTCCACCATCACCTGCCGCGCCTCATTCAACGTCGCGCCGACCAGCGCAAAGCGCGCGCCGGGATATTGGGCGGCAAGCGCGCTGACCCATTCGGCACCCATGCGGGTTTTGCCATAGCCGCGCCCCGCCATCACCAGCCATGTGCGCCAGTCACCCTGCGGTTCGAATTGGTCATTACGTCGCCAGAAACGCCAACTGCGCGATTCCTCCATTTTGTGGCGGTTCCAACTTTTGATGCAGGCAACCATCTGTTCATAGGGCATGGCCATCAGCGCCTGGGCATTAAGCTGCGTCATTCGCCCGCTCCGCACGTTCGCGCATCTGGGTTAACTTCAATATCAATTGCGCCTTTAACGTCGGCAAATCCGCTGACGCAGGCGCAGGCGTGGCCGCACTCGGCGCGCCCTTCACCGCGGCGCGATGTGCGCTCAATAACGCAATCGCCAACCGATGCTTTTGCGCCCGCGCTTTCAACGTGGCTTCCGCCGTTTTGCCATTGGCCGCCAACAAGGCTTCGGCCAACAAATCCGTCTCCAGCCGCGCATAGCCTTCGCCAAGCGCGCGCGCCCAATCATCGCGAAAGCCCGCCGACCGCCGCCGTTCGGCATAGACATTGCTGCTGGCAACACCCGCCGCCCTAGCCGACGCCGCAACATTTGCGGTTTCGGCCAGATGGTTGAGGAAAAGACGCCGGGTGCGCGCATTCAAACGGGTGTCGGGCACGCTGATTTTATCTTTCGTCATCGCCAACCTCCTAATCCCAAAGAAAAAGGGCCGAAGATCGCTCTTCAGCCCGTGATATTTTCGCAAAAACGCCGCAGCGCCGCGAATCGCAATTTTCGACTATGCCCAAAACTAACCAAATAACGTTACGATGTCAATATATATTTACCTATTTGGTTATAATTTGACAGCTATTTGCTTCGGCCTTTGCTTTTTTGGACCCGTTCGAACCATTCATGAATCATTGGATGGTTTTTATTGAAATCGCCCGTTTCATATATCACGCCATCTTTGATCAGGCGACTTAGCGCTCTATTAAGTGAGCTAATTCGGTTCGAAATTGGTCTGCCTAAATCAGCCATAACCGATCTGATTAGGTTAATTTTGGTGGCGGGTATCCGCATTGCTAGCGGCAACCTAACAATCACTGGCACCTTTGAGGGCCTCTTACGCCGCTTCATCCTTAACTTGGCTGCTCGTTTTTTTAGCAGATGGCTGCGGGGCACGAACGAATGGTCATCATTACCACTCCATATACCTCCGTTGTCATATACCTCAACGACGGCACCGGGATCCGGCATCCGGATATTAACCTTTGTCCAGTCGCGACGCGTCACTCTGGCTTATCCGCCGGTTTGTGTTTCACAACCTTCTTTACCACCGCTTTTCACCAGTGTCGCAATCAAGATCGCGGGCGGCTTCTTTTAACCTGCCTACCAACGTTTGTTCCGGTTTTGATCCGTTCATCTGAATTTTAACTCCATTTGCCCCACTTTGTTATCGGCTAATTGATAGCCAGATAGCGTTCTGCTATCAAGATGCCGTGCCCGCATGGCGGAATGGTAGACGCAGCGGTCTTTAAAACTGAAATCCTTCGCGGGAAGTGTGGGTTCAACTCCCACTGCGGGCACCAAGTCAGTCATTTCCAAGGAGTGTAACATGGCTAGAGGAAAACATGAAATGAGCGTGATCAAACAGCAGTTGGAAGCTGTTCGTAGTCAGATCGAACGCTTACAGGTCAAGGAAGAAACTCTGGTGGAGCTTCTCCGAGAGCTCTCGGGAGAACCTGCCCTCGTCGAGCGGACAGTCCGAAAACGTTCTCCGGCGGTTAAGCCACTTGTGCTTGACTACATGCGCGAAGTTGCAGGCAGAGGCGCGACAACGAAAGAAGTTGATGAGGCCGTAAAAATTACCATTCCAACGGTCGCTCCGGACACCGTAGGTTCTGTTCTGTCTAGGCTTAAGGCAGATGGGGCGTTGCAATATGTTGGCGAGCGTTATTACGAAAAGAGATTTGCGCCGCAGCAACAACCGAGCCCTTTTGACCCGCAACTAAGGGTTATCATCTGA